TTCCCGGGATCAAGACGCATGAGACGGAATTGCGGGTTGATTTGCCGAACGGCGCGCGCGTGCGCTTGTACGGGGCTGAGAATTTCGACCGTTTGCGCGGCATCTATTTGGACGGGCTGGTGTGTGACGAATACGGGGACATGGAGCCTCGTGCTTGGAGTGAGGTGTTGAGACCGGCCCTGTCGGACAGGCGTGGGTGGGCGTTGTTCATTGGGACGCCGCGTGGGGACAATCACTTTCGGGAGATTTGGGAGCTGTCGCAGAAGGACCCGGCATGGTTTGGGATGAGTTTGCCTGTCAGCCAGACGCATATTTTGCCCGAGGAGGAGTTGGCGGATGCTCGGAAGTCGATGACACCGGAGCAGTATGCGGCGGAGTACGAGTGCAGCTTCACGGCGCCTGTTGTGGGGGCCTATTACGGGGACGAGATGACGTGGGCGGAGAGGGACGGCCGGATTACGCGGGTCCCTTATGACAAGGCGATACGGGTACACACGGCGTGGGATTTGGGGATTGGGGACAGCACGGCGATTTGGTTCATGCAGTTGGTCGGGAAGGAGGTGCACATCATCGACTTCTTGGAGAACACGGGGAAGGGTTTGGACTGGTACGCCCGTGAGTTGCAGCAGAAGCCGTATGTGTATGGGTCCCATATTGTCCCGCACGATGCGCAGGCTCGGGAGTTGGGGACTGGGAAGACGCGTCTGGAAGTTTTGCGTCAGTTGGGCATTCTTGGGAACATTTGCGTGGATCACAAGGTTGATGACGGGATCAACGCGGCTCGGATGTTCTTGAACCGGTGTTGGTTTGATGCGGAGGCTTGCAAGCCGGGGATAGCGGCATTGCGGCAGTATCGGCGGGAGTGGGACGCTCGTCGGAAGGTGTTCAACAACCGTCCGTTACATGACTGGGCGTCGCATGCGGCGGATGCGTTCAGGTATTTGGCGATGGGGTCCCCGCAGCAGGACTCGTGGTCGAAGAAGATTGAGTACAAGCAGAAGTGGATTGTCTGAAGCGCGGAGTGAGATGATGGCTGATGAGAAGCGGGAGTTTGGGACCAGCGTATCCAATCCCAAGGCATGGGAGGTTATCAGCAAGAGTGCTGACATCCTCACGTTGAACAGGGTTGTGTTCAACTTGGCGGAGCGTGTGAAGGTGTTGGAGGACACGATGGTTCAGGTTGTCCGGCTGAACATGATCATGGAGCAGTCGCTTCACGCTTTGGAGAACCGGGTCAATCCTCCTGACGAGGACACGCTCAATTGAGGGCGCAGAAGCAGTCCAGTGCTGTAGTTGATGGGAACATGGTGGTTGCGGTCTGGCTTCGTGCCCGAGGGTTCCACCTGAAGGATGTGGCTCATGCGCTGGGCTGTTCCATTGCGTGGGCGCATTACCTGCTGAAGCGGGCTGACCGCATCCTGAACCCTCCCTATGTCCCCGAATATACGGCTGAGACGTTGCGGGTGGCGGACTTGCCCCTTCCTCCTTTCCTGAAGACAATCTTGGCGCAGCAGGACATTGTGATGGCGCGGGAGTTGGCGGCTATACCGGTCAACCGGATCGGGCTGATTCCCAACATGGGCTGTACGCGGATGGGGCGGCTTTACCTGACCCTGTTGCCTTATGGGCTTGAGTTCCACCCATCATGGAGGATGACAATAGATGGCGCGCGATTCGACCGGAAGCACCGGAAGTGGATGTACCGGGGTCAACCCGATGTACGCAAAGAGAGGGGAGTCTGGCTATTCCCGTATTCCCGGCGATGAGTATTTCACGCCTCGGTGGTGTACGGAGGTGCTGGCTGACACGGTCACCCTCCCGAAGTCCCTTTGGGAGCCTGCGGTTGGGACGGGGGCCATTGCGAAGGTCCTGAAGGCTCGGGGGCACTATGTTTTCGGGTCTGACATCAAGGACCATGGGTATCCGGACACCAAGGTGGTGGACTTCCTGTCCCTGTACCCCACGCTGACCATTGGGCACCGGGCGATTGTGACCAACCCGCCCTATGACCTTGCGCAGGAGTTTGTGGAGCATGCCATGCTTCAGACCCAGATGATGGATGGGATGGTCTGCATGTTGCTGCGGAACGAGTTTGACAGCGCCAGTTCCCGGCTTCACCTGTTCACGGACAGCGCCTTTGTCGGCAAGATTGTCCTGACCCAGCGTCCCAACTGGACGGACAGCCGGAAGGCGTCTCCGAGGCACAATTTTGCGTGGTTTATCTGGGACTGGACCAACAAATCTGCTCCCACACTGCGTTACCAGACGAAGCTGTACAAAACGGAGGAACGTGAATGAAATTGACGGACGATACTTTCCATGAGGTGGCGGCGGCGATTGTTGAAACGACCGAGGCCACGGTTCCGATAGACGTGGCGCGGGCGATTCTTCATTACACCCTGCGGCGTGTGGATGAGGGGGCTGCCCTGCGGGCCGAGTTGGTCAATGCCGGGGACATGGTGGATCGGATGCGTGGGGCCATGACGTTGGCGGCTGGGCAGCTTCAGGCTGGTAACATCCGTGGCGCCCATGAAATTCTGGTGACCAACGCCGCCCAGCGGGGACACAATGCCCGCATTGAGGGGAATTAGGAGAAAACGATGTCTCACTTTAATATTGTCTGGACCCAGCGCATCATTGAAGCGGTTGAATGGGTGGAGTATTACCGCAAACGGCTGGAAACGGCTGAGACGGAAGTCGGCGTTCTGAAGACGCGCATTGCGGAACTGGAGCGGGTCAAGGTTCTTCCTGCGGAGCCTGCACCCAAGAAGCCACGGGGCAGGCCAAGGAAGGTCATAAATGAAGCTGCGTCCACCAACGGGTAACAATGCGACCTTCGACTCGGCCATTGAGCGTGACATGGAGGAGGAGGGCGGTAAATCGGCCTCCTCGCCTCGTACAAAGATGTCGAATGATGACATTCTGGCGGAAATCAAGCTGGAAGTGTCTGCCTCGGTAGGGGCCAACAACACGACGATTGAGCAGTCTCGACGGGACGCCATTCGGTATTACAACGGGGACTACTACGGGGACGAGCAGGAGGGGCGCTCGGCTGTTGTCACGACGGAGGTTCGTGACACGATTGAATCCATCATGCCGCAACTCATGAAAATCTTCGCTTCGACTGACGAGATCGTCAATTTCGAGGCGACTGAAGTCCAGCAGGACCTGAACGTGGCGAAGCAGGCGACTGATTACGCCAACTACATCATGATGAAGGACAATGATGGGTTCATGGTCCTGTACCAGTGGTTCAAGGACGCCCTGATGCTGAAAAACGGCATCGTGAAGTGTTTCTGGGACACGGTGAATGAGACGCAGGAGGAGACGTACGATGACCTTCTGGAGACTGAGTTGATGTCCCTGCTGTCCGGGGAGGACATCACGCCGGTTGAGGTTTTCACGAAGCAGGCGGCGCTTCCCCAGACCTATGACATGACGGGTAACCCTGTCGAAGTGACGCCTGTGACTCTCTACACGGTCAAGGTTGAGCGCAGGCGCAAGAAGGGCCGGGTCCGTATCTGCCCTGTCCCTCCTGACCAGTTCCTTATCAGCCAGCGTGCGGAGAGTTTGCAGGCGGCGCGGTATTGCGGCCACAGGGTCCGCATGAGTGCGTCTGACCTCCGCCTGATGGGCGTCAAGCAGGACATCATCGACCAGTGCAAGGGGTCTACGGAGGCTGAGTTCACGCTGGAGCGTGAGCAACGGTTTCTGGACGAGGGTGAGACCCAGCCCTACAGCGACATCCGCAAGGACTCCACGGCGGACGTGTGGGTGACGGAGAATTACATCAAGCTGGATACGGACGGGGACGGCATTTCGGAGCGGTGGCGGGTTCTGACGGGCGGAGACAATTCCATCCTGCTGAAGAAGTCGCGATGGGATGGTCCTTGGCCTTTCGCTTCCCTGACGCCTACGCCCCAGCCCCACAAGTTCTTTGGCTTGTCCATTTACGACATGATCAAGGACATCCAGCGCATCAAGAGCACGTTGACCCGGCAGTTGCTGGACAACGTGTACTCCATCAACAACAACCGCATGATCGTCGTGGACGGTCAGGTGAACCTTGACGACGTTCTGACAAACCGGCCCAACGGGGTGATTCGGGCCACTCGCACGGATGCGGTTGTGCCCATGATGCCCCAACCGGTGGGTGGGATCGTCATGCCCTTGCTGGAGTACATGGACACGCTGCAGGAGCAGCGCACGGGCGTCACGAAGTACAATCAGGGCATGGACAGTGACAGCCTGAACAAGACTGCCACGGGCGTTAACCGGATCATGGCGGCATCTCAGGAGCGCATCCTGCTGATTGCCCGGGTGTTTGCAGAGACGGGTGTGAAGGACCTGTTCAAGTTGATCCTGAAGAACATTTGCCAGCATCAGGACAAGGCGCGTGTCATTCGTCTGCGTGGTGAATGGATCACGATGGACCCGTCGCAGTGGAATGAGCAGATGGACGTGACGGTCAACGTCGCGCTGGGAACGAATTCGAAGCAGGAAATGCTGATGCACTTGCAGCAGATTCTTGCCATCCAGAAAGAGACGCTGAACACGCCGCTGACTGATTTCAAGAAGGTCTACAACACGCTGGCCCGGGTCGTGGAGAATGCCGGGTTGAAGTCTGTTGAGCCGTATTTCAACGACCCCGAGAAGGCGAAGGAGCCGTATCAGGCGCCGCCGTCCGATGCGCAGGTCAAGTCGGAAACGTCCCTCAAGTCTGCCGAGATACGGGCAAAGACGGACGTGGAGGTCGCGCGTATCAAGGCTGATACCGACATCAAGCTGGAGCAGATGAAGCTGCAGGGCGACATGATGAGTGCGGAGGCTTCACGTCAGGACACGAAGGATGAAGCCGCCCATGACATCATGAAAACGATGATGATCCAGAAATCCGAGATGGGCGATAAATCTGCGCGTGGCGGAGGCGGGTCTGAGAAGGGGAAGAAGAAGCCGAAAGTCCTGCAATTGAAGCGGGACCCTGTGACCCGGGAACTGACGCATGTGATCCCGATGTACGACGGCGACGAGGAGGAAATTGGCGAGATGGGAGGAGAGTACGAGAGTGGCTCCTGAAGCGTATCGGATTGAGTGCCACAGCGGGCATGTTTTGGTCATGACCAAGGCGGGTGACGAAAACGTCGAAACGTCAGTTATTGGTCATTTTGGGAAATGTTTGTATTGTGGTGACAGATTAAAGGCCACCCCTGCAAACCTCCATGAGTTCAACGCTTGGGCCTCGCGAGAGGACGGGAGATGGCACGGAGACGGAGCGCCATGAGTACGGAGACATCACAGAATGTTCGGGTTGCTGGCCGGTTTTATGTTGGCACTGACGGCGGGTTTAACGCGCAGCAGTACACCGACATGATAATGACGGCGTTGTTTGAGAGCGCGAAGAACGCGCCGCAGCCGCTCAAGACCCGCCTGCTGGAGTACAAGCTGGAGGCGATTGACATCATTTTCCACTATGTATCCGAGGCGATGGCTGACGAGCGCCGCCGCGTCGGGCGACAGTACGAGCTTCAGGAAACTGCGAAAGCCCGCCTGATGCTTCCTGCTGGGTATGCCCAGCGGCTTGATGAGGGCGGCGTCTGGACCGAGGCATAGCCTCAAATCGAAGGAGTATTGAAATGGCTTTGTACGGATATTCACGGAATGCGACGATGTCCACCGGTGCGGGCACGTTGAACTGTATGCACCTCGTGGCTCTGACGAACCGCAAGTGCAAGATCAATGAAATATCCCTGACCGGCAACGGTGCCACATCGGCGGCTGCGGCCTATCAGGAAGTTGCGGTCAAGCTGACCACCGGCACGGCTGGCGCCGCTGGTACGGCTCTGGTTGCCCAGAAGCTGGAAGCTGATGCGCCCACCGCATCCGGCTTTGTTTCGCACACCCAGACCACGGATGCGGCCGTTGGCGGCGCCAACACTGCCATCCTCCTGCTGGGCTGCAACAACTACGGCGGCATCTATCGCTGGACGGCTCGTCCCAACGGCGAGATCGTGTATCGCTCGACTGGCGCGACGGCCACGGGTGGCGCGGGTTCGGTTGCATTCGTGAACAACAACAGCAACACGACTGCGGTTTACTCGCTTCACACGATCATTGACGAACTCTAATGGCGAGGCTCTTTGATCGGGTCAAAGAGACAACGACAAGCACCGGCACGGGCGACATTACGCTGGCCGGTGCTGCCACTCGTTACAAGGCGTTCAGTCAGGTGTTTTCGGTAGGGGATCAACAAATCCCCTACTGCATTGAAGCCCAGTCCGGGTCTGAATGGGAGGTTGGTCTTGGGACTTACAGCGCCTCCAACACCTTGAGGAGAGACAAGGTCTACGCCTCGTCCAACTCCGACAACGCGGTGAATTTCTCCGCTGGCACGAAGGACGTTTTTGTTACGGGGATGGCTGAAGTTCTGGATGTGACAGGTCGCAAGGTCGCGTTGGTGCGCGGCTATTCAATGCCATGAGGAGACAGTATGCCCAGTAATATCGACCCAGTTTATTCGAAGCAGGGCCGGTTTGGTTCGGGTGGCACGGCTTCCACCTTTTCGATCAGCACGTCCACCGCGAATACTGCCTTTGACGGAACGGGCACCATCGGCACCGATATTTTCGTCGCCTTTACTGCCGACGCGACGAACGGTTCGTTCCTGCGTTCGGTGGTTGCAAAAATTCGCTCAACGGGTGTCGGTGTTGCGTCGGTGCTTCGGCTGTATATCAACAACGGCAGCGCCAACGGCACCAACACAAACAACGCGCTGTACAAAGAACTCAGCATCCCTGCCATCACTGCAAACCAGACGGCGGCAACGCCTGATTTCGAGATACCGTGCAACATCATGCTGCCACCGGGGTACAGGATTCTGTACACGTTCGGCACGGCGCCGGTGAACACGTGGATGGTTTTCGGAGTCGGAGGTGATTACTGATGAGATACATCCTTCTCTCGTATCTGTCTGGCGGCGAAGGCCAGCTGTATCAAATCCATGATGACGAAGGCAATTTCATCCGCTTTGCGGACATGGACGGGAACACGATTGAGCCTGTTGCCCCTCCCCGCGCTCCGTTCTCCGCAACCCTTGTCGCGGCGGATGTCGAGCCTCCCTCATGGCATGTCCCGTGAGGAGGTCTGATGTGGCCGGAACTGATCGGTGCGAAACTTAGCAACCCAACCATCATCACCTCGCAGGCTGGGAATACAACAGGCTCTGCGCAGATCGGCGCCCCGTGGGTGAAGCCGCCTCAAGCCTCTTGGGTGTACATCATGATGTCTGGCGCCGGGAGTGGTGGTGGCGGTGGAGCGGGCACAAGTTCTGCGGCTGATAGCGGCGGTGGTGGTGGCGGGGCAAGTGCGGGGCATTTCAATCTGCTGATGCCCGCGCAATATGTCCCGGACGTGTTGTTGTTTGCTCTAGGGGGCGGAGGCCCCGGTGGGGCTGGCGGGGTACTTGGCAACGGCTCAGGCGGTGTTCAGGGCGGAGATTCAAGAATTGCCTCCGGATCGACACAGCAGATTCTAGTATCGGTGGGCGGGCCATCGGGCGGCGGAGCCGGTACAACTGCTGTTGGAGGGGCTGGCGGCACAGGTGGTCTTGCATCTGCCACACCTTGGACGAATTGCGGCCTTTTCGCCTCATTTGCTGGTACTAATGGGGGAGCTGGCGGTTTTGGTGCAGACGGGACTGCTGTCACAAGAACCGTATTCACTGGAGGTTCTGGTGGAGCCGGGGCGCGTGCGGCTAATGACAGGGGCGGTGGGGCACAAACTGGTATTTTCCAGTACCGGATACTTGGTGGCGGCATTATCGGCATCTTTCCTTCTGGTAGAGTTTTTGAATCGCCTCCCTTCAGTGCCGCCGGTGGACCCGGCGGTGCTGGGCTGAATACAACGCCTGCACAAAACGGCGCACCCGGTTGGTTCGGCTGCGGTGGTGGTGGCGGTGGAAGTTGTAGCGGTGTTGCCTCCGCGACGGGTGGCGCCGGTGGGCGTGGTGGCGACGGGATAGCTTTCATTTGGAGTTTCTGAAATGTGGTCTATCGGCGGCATAAGCGCACCACTCCGCACAGGCGATGAGTGGCTGTATCGCGGCGGTAGCAACCCGACGCAGACTCCGGTTATTGGCTCGGTGCGTCATGTCACGTGGCACAAGCCGCCGGGGAAGACCTTCATCCTGATTGTCTCGATTTCGGCGGGTGGCGGTGGTGGTGGCGGACGTGGCGCGGCGACGGTCGTGGCGTCTGGTGGCGGCGGCGGCGGGGGGTCAGGGAGCATTACCCGCCTGCTGATCCCTGCGTTCCTTTGCCCTGACTCGCTCGGGTTGATCATCGGGCAGGGCGGTGCGGGCGGCGCTGGTGGCGTGGGTGCTGCAAACGGCACTGCGGGCGCGGCGGGCGGAGGTAACGCCATCTTCGGCAACAATTCTGGCACGCTTCTCCTGATTCAGGCTGGTGCTGGTGGCGGCACGGGCGGGACAGCAACAACAGCCACGGGTGGTGCCGCTGGAGCCGTGACAACGGCGAATGCGTGGACGAACTCCGGCATATTTTTGACAGTGGCTGGGTTGGCGGGCGGTGCTGGGTCGAATGCGGGCGCAGCGCCTGCTGTGGTGACGGCACCTACCACGACGGCTCCGACTGTCCCCGGCGGCGGGGGTGGCGGTGTGACGGCAACCCCGACTGCATCCGCCGGGGCCGCGTCTCCAGCCCTGTTCGGATTTGCTGCGTCCCCCGGTGGCGCGGCCACGGGTCTCCCCGGCAGTTCCGGTATTGCAAATTTGACTGGCCTCCCGGCCATGATCGGAGGTGGCGGCGGCGGAGGCCATACGGGCGGCACTGGCGGGGCTGGTGGCTCGGCGCAATTCGGCGGCGGCGGCGGTGGCGGTGGCGGGACAAACGGCGCCACCAGCCAGACCGGTGGCCGAGGCGGCAACGGCGGGCACGGCCTGATTTACATCTGTGCAATCTAAATGGCGATTCTTTCGGGTGGTCCTCTTTCGAGCCTTCCAATCTCTGCTCAAGCAGAGGCTGGCGCTCCGCCTCCGCCCGATGAAAGCATCGCGACTCAGACCACCCGTTTCCCCGAAGGGTTTGACGGATACGATGATGAGGTAAGCGGCGGGTACGACACGGGCGGCTTCATCATGTCCCCACTTGAGGACGTGGTGTTCGTTGAGGATGTTACCATCTTCCCGTTCCCCGGCTTCTACGATCTCATTACCGATGACGATGCGAATGGGTATCAGCCGGAATGGTCGCGAGGGCCGCCCACCGACCAGTTTGACGAAACCGGTGAGACCACTGGCGAAACGTCAAACAACGATTTCACTGACGGTGATGCGCCGATTGCTGACGGCCATTTCAGCACTCCGCCTATCTCCGATGACGAGTATGTCCGCACGCCTGCCTGTGCGGCCATGTTTGACTGCTGTGCCTTCTGTGAAAACGAGCCGCCCACGGAAGGGTTTGTTTCGTCCCCGCTGGAAGACGCGCCTGTGGCGACGGTGGACGATGTCCTGCCGCAGGAACTGGGTCAGGTCTATGACGAGGACGAGCCTGTTACGGACGGCTTTGTCTCAGAGCCGCCGGATGACGTTCCGGTTGTCACCATTGATGACACTGGCCCGCAGGAACTGGGTCAGGTCTACGATGACGACGAGCCGGTAACGGATGGCTGGCTTCAGAGCGTCCCTACCGACCAGTTTGATGAGACGGGCCAGACCACTGGTGAGTGGTCCAACAACGACTGGGTGGACGAGGCCCAGCCTATCGTTGAGGGCTGGGTATGGTTCCAGCCTGACGAAGCTGTTCCCGTCCTCAATGCCGATGTTACCGGCACGTCTTTTGCTGACATTTACGACAATGACGAGCCTGTCACCGAGGGTTGGTTCACGGCCCCGCTTCAGGACGGTCCTGCGGCTAACGAGGTTGTGCCGCAAGAACTCGGGCAGGTCTGGGCTAGTGATGAGCCTGTAACGGACGGGTTCACTCTCTCCGCACTGGAAGATGCGCCGCAGGCCAATGCCGACATCACGGGGACTTGCCTCCCCGAAGACGATGACTTGGATGGTCTGGCATTCCACCCGGATTTCTTCTCCGGTTTCATCATGTCCCCGGCGGAGGACACGCCGGAAGTCGTCCCTCAGACCACCGGCCTCTGGTACGACCTGAAGAAGAAGCGCAAGCGCCGCATCATCCCTGCTTGGGAAGACGATGAAGAAGAGGTTGTAGAAGGACCTGCAGAACAGGCCCCAGAGCCTTCTCAGG